GCCTAGACAATAGGGGATAGGTAAGGGAATGAACGCATGAAGCTACACTGAATGTTACATTATAACATACCATTACACCTACGGTGAAGGGGTATGCAGGGGGAGGGGGTATACGGAGTATACGTATTCAACCTAAAATATTTCTCCGAAAAAATTTCACAAATGGTTACGGAAATTGTGTAGCTTGTATAGCTCCGCTATACCCAAGCTAATAGTTCCGATATACCTCCGCTTAGTCTCTTTTCTTTCGTCTCTTAAATAAGCGCCGCAGGCGTTAAGGAACATAAATGCAATGGTTAGATGAATATCTGATAAGTGAAGGCTTCACAAGTGGTGCCCTTAACGAAAGACAGAAACAGTTCCTAGTGAGTAAAGGACAAACAGGAGATATTAATTCTGGTTGGTTCAGTTATTTTAAGGGGCTGGGTCACACAGGTGTTATGGGAGATATGATGAGCAAGAAGCCTGCTCTTTCTACCACAATCCCCAACCAGACAGCAACCTTCGGTGCTCTCACTGCTGTGGGCGCTGGCGCGTTTAAGCCTGTAAATAGCTCAGGGGTTCCTGTAGCTCTCACCTCTTATAATAGTTTGGTTGGAGGTAGCTTAGGAGCTTACACTCCCTCTATCAGCGGAGGTGGCTTAGTCTTTGCTGGGGCTGTTGGTGCTCCTGCTTCTGCTGTACTTAGGTGCAGTCATGCAGGTGGAACTGTTGACATTACAATTGCTACGTCAGCTAATACATATTCAGCTTCTACAGAAAATGAAATCACTACGGCCTTGTCTGCTGCTGGCGCAGCGGGTGGTAAAACCATTCTGGTTAGACGTGGGACATATGCCCGTACATCAATCTGGGCAGAGTTTGTAAATTTCACTGCTGAGATGATTATCAAAGGAGAGGGGGTTGCGGTTAGTGGAGTTGGTACAACGAGAATGACCACTCCCTACTGGTTTAAAGGACAGAACAACCTGACCATTCAGAATTGGGAAATTGATGCTGGCTTGTCTACAGCGTTTGATTATGTGTCTAATGCTCCTTCCAATTGTAAAATTCTGGATTGTTATGCTCACGGAACTCCTCTCAATCCTATGGTGGTTAACTCAAGCTATAGCCTAGCTCCCAGAGCTATTGGTTTGGATAGTAATGGTTTAACAGTTGAGCGTTGCCGTATTGAGTATTTCAGCTACGGTATACAATGTAATTTGTTTGGTCCTCATTACTTCAGAGACAATCAAATCCTCTTCTGTATGGATGATTGTATTCAAATTGGCTATGATATCTCAGCCTTGTCTACAGCTAAAGTTTTTGAACGTAATGTATTAGGCTTCCCTTTATACGATGGGGTGGCACATAACGATATGATTCAGCTTACAGCTTTAGGTGTAGGAGAGAACGACGAATATTCTGGATTGGTTCTTAGACAGAACGTTATGATGAATAGTGGAGCTTTTTCACTAGGTCGTTCACAAGGTATCTCCTCCTTCTTGGACGGAACCACCTATGGACGCAGATGGCTCAACCCAATAGTTTGTGGTAATGTATTCTCTGGGCTGCATTTAAATTCTATCAGTCTGTATCATTTGAATGGTGGTAAATTCCATAACAACACCATTGCCAATTTTGATTTGACTGGTCCTCCTGCAACACCAGTTGCTTTCAATCTTGGTATTGGTAGGTCTGCTGGTGTCATCTCTATCAAACAGAATGTTTCAGAGGCTTACAACCTTGGTGGAGTGGCCACTTATACACAAGTGAATAACGTCACTATGGGTACGGCTGGTGCTACTAATGCTTACACTGCTGTGTTTGATGACGCTAGCCCAACAACTTCTATTACAACCTTTGACAACCTTAAAGTTAAACGTAATGCTAAGACAGGTGGTCCTGCTCAATTGGTAAGCGCAGGAGCATTAGGTTCAGGTTATGGTGTGTATGGAGCACCAATGACTCCCGGTGGATGGTCTTACAACTCAGCCTATGAGGTTTAAACATGAAAACACAAGCTCAGCAAACAAGAGAGTTAAAGCGAAAGCTTGTACCTGTCCAAACACCAGAAAATACCGAGAACATTGCAGACACTGTTGCCAATGTTTTGGTAGCTGGTAGTAATGTCTCTATTGTTTATAATGATCCAGCAAACACCATTACCATTTCCTCTACTGGGGGAAGTGGTGGTGGTGGTTCTGGTACATTTATGATTGATGATGGCAGTGCCACAGTGGATGGTTCATTTAGCTTTGATGACGGAAGTGCATAAGATATGATTCAAGTAAAAAGAGACACAGCAGCTAACTGGACTTCCACCAACCCCATTTTAGGTAATGGTCAGCCCGGTTATGAAACTGATACACGTAAATTAAAAATAGGTAATGGAGCAACTGCTTGGAACTCGTTAAGCTATATTTTAGCTTCTGGTTCTGTAGCTTGGGGAGCTATCACTGGAACCCTCTCAGCACAAACTGACTTAGGCACGTTAGCTGGTCTTAATGCTGTAGACAACGCACAGATTGTAAACTTGGCAGTTGGTACGGGCAAAATTGCAAATGATGCTGTAACCAACACTAAGCTTAACATCATGGCAGCCAACACTGTCAAAGTTAATAACACCACTGCTGGGACCAACCCTACAGATTTATTTATCGGAGCTAACAAGCTTTTAGGTAGAGGCTCCACTGGTGATATTGATGCCATTGTTTTAGGTACTAACCTGTCTATGTCTGGGGCTACGCTAAATGCCACTGGTGGGCTGTCTGATGGTGATAAAGGAGATATTATAGTAAGTGGTGGTGGAACCGTTATGACCATCGACGCACTAGCTGTGGGCACTGCTGAACTCGCTGCGGGTGCCGTAACTAATGCCAAACTTGCTAATATGGCTGCACACACGTTCAAAGGTAATGACGGAGCAAGCTCAGCCAATCCCCAAGACTTAACTATTAGTGAAGTTAAACTTGAACTAGGTCTTGGCGATAATACCCCCATCACAGTTTTTGCTTGGGGGCAGTCCAATATGCGTTCTAGTGCAGATAGCACTGGTGGCGATCAAACAACTGATCCTATGGTTTTCTTTTGGGATCAGAATAGTCTTAATAATTCTTCTATGGTTGCTGGTACACAGTGGTTAACTGCGTCTTTTGGGACAGCCCCTCTGAATATTGGTGGTGGTCCGTGGGCTAATAGTATTGCTTTTAATTTTGCTAAAAAACTTAGAGAACGTACTAATCGTCCTATTTATGTTATGCAAATTGCAGCAGGTTCACACCACATTGAAAGCTTTATCAAACCTGCAACAAGAACAACAAATAGTTGGTCTATTCAAGGGGCTGATCAAGACCTTTCTACATTTATGTATCCGGGCCTTGCTACAGCGCTTGCTGCTGTTCCGGGTAGCCCTACAAAATTTGATTTTGTAATTGGTGCTCAAGGAGAAGCAAATCAAGACGAACAAGTAGAAATTTATGCTGCTAAATTAACCGCAGTTATGACAGATTTGTCAGCGTCTAGTTTAATTGACCTTAACACAACAGTAATCGCCCACGCCGACATTTTAAACAGCACGGGTAATCCAACACGTCTTCGTTTGCACAACGCTATTATTCGTGCTCAAGAAGATTTACCTACATTACGTATTGTACCTACAGACGGTTTACCGCCAGCAATTGCAAATGATGTACATTACACAGGCTCTGGCTTAGTGACAATGGGCCAAAGATTTGACACTGTTTGTGATGCACCTCCGGTACGAATTGATTACAATACAGAGCCAGTTAGGCTGGGGGTAGATTATGGGTTAAGAAGCTTTACTGCACAAGCAAATTTTGCAGAAAATGATTTAATCAAACGACCAGCGCTATCAAGAGACACAACACTAACAATTGAAAATAACGCAACATTGGGTTGGTGTTTTAGGTCTGCTGTTAACACATCTCAGATTTTTGCATCTCGTCGTATTTTTCCTGTTCCTGTGTCCGGCGTTATTACTATTGCGTTTGAGGCGCTTACAACGGTTACTTCTGCTACAATTGATATGCGTATTTCAGTTTCCCAATTTAACGCATCTAAAACCTTTATATCAAGTAAAAACATTATTGCCACTGTCTTAACTGACGCTATGGGCAGAACTGTTTATAGGGGTCGTTTTGGAAAAAACACAACTGAAGCAGATATTGCTTTAGACGCTGGTACAGAATATTACGCCTACAATGTGTTTATGGGGTTTGGTGGAGATGATGAAAGCTTTGCTTTTAATCTTCTAGAAATGGATAATGATTCTTTTTCTGCCAATATGGCTGCGAACTCTGTCAAAGTTAATAACACTTCTGCTATAGGCACCCCAACAGATTTAACTTTATCGGCCTCACAACTTCTTGGTCGTGGGTCTACAGGAAATGTTGACGCAATTGTCTTAGGTACTAACCTATCCATGTCTGGTACAACACTTAATGCCGCTGGCGGTGGTGGGGTGTCCGACGGAGATAAAGGAGATATTACTGTTACTGGTTCTGGGGCAACTTGGACAATTGATAATGGTGTTGTTACCTTAACTAAACAAGCAAACATGGCAACAGCCTCTGTCTTCTATCGTAAGACTGCTGGTTCTGGTGCCCCGGAAGTACAACTTCTTTCAACACTAAAAACTGATTTAGGCTTGGTGGGAAATAATAACGGGGATCAAACTATCACTTTGACTGGCCCTATCACAGGAACAGGCACTGGTTCTTTTGCCACCACTATTACAGCTAACGTTGTAACCAATGCTAAACTTGCTCAGATGCCTACCCTCACTATCAAAGGGAATAACACTGGGGTGACGGCTGATCCTCTGGACTTAACCGCTGCGCAAACTAAAACCCTTCTAGCTATTGCTAACACAGATGTTTCTGGTCTTGGCGGTCTTGCTGTTCTTAACGCAGTGGATAATACACAGATTGTAAACTTAGCTGTAGGTGCTGGTAAACTTGCTGACAATGCTGTAACTAACATTAAACTTAATGATATGGCAGCTAATACAGTGAAGGTTAACAACACTGCTGGTGTTGCTGACCCAACAGATTTATTTATTGGAGCTAACAAACTCTTTGGTCGTGGTTCTACTGGCAACATTGATGTTATCACTCTAGGTACTAATCTGACAATGACTGGCACAACTCTTGATGCTGCTGGTGGTTCAGGTGCTCCGGGAGGTTCTACGACAAAAGTTCAGTATAATAATGCTGGTGCTTTTGCTGGGGCAACGGAAGTTGGGATTGAAAACAACCAACTAATAATTGAAGGAACGTCTTCGTTCACCAACCCTACTGCTGGTGGAGTAAAACTTGTTGGTAAGACTGGGGCTGGTAGAACTGTATTAGCCCAACTTTCTCAGGGAGGTGGTGCTCGTGATTTAGGTTTATCCTTTGCACGAAGCTCCCCATTAATCTGGAAAGCACAACCTACATCCAACGTATTCTCAGTTATGGGGGGTATTGGTCCTACTGCTGTAGGGACTGCAACAGCCGTTTCTATTGCGACAACTAACCTTGTTACATACACACCTCGTCTAGAATATCTAGTGACAACCGCCGCAGCTACTGCCGTTGCAGGTTTTAGAGGGGTCGCGGCTTCGGTCACAGTTGGTGGTACTGCTGCGGGTCTTGGTGGTTTCCATTTTGTTGGAAAATGGGGTCCGTCCACTGGTGTAGCCACTGCAACTAACAGAGCCTTCTTTGGGCTTTCGGCAACAACGGCTGCCCCAACGGATGTTGAACCTTCAACTCTTCTCAACAACATCTTTATGGGTTGGGATGCTGCTGATACCAATATTCAAATGATGCACAATGGTAGCGTTGGTGCTTGTACTAAAATTGATCTTGGGGCTTCGTTCCCAGTACCAACAGTCGATAGGTCTAAACTTTACGAGCTTGAGATGTACAGTCCTCAAGGTACAACTCAAAGCATAGAGTGGAAAATCACTGATCTTATAACACTGGCGACAGCAAGTGGAACAATCACGACAGACATGCCTATTGCCTCTGGTGGTCAGTTAACCCCAAGAGCGTGGATGAGCGTGGGTGGTACATCATCCGTTATTGGTATTGGTGTTTCGTCTATCTATCTTGATCCCCTACTATAAGGAAATATAATGGAAATAGATAAAAAGAAATATAAAGACGAACACGGACGATATATTGTCCAAGGTTTGTTTTTAGAAGATCGTTACAATCCAGAAATGTCTGTGTTCACATTTGATGGGGAAGACAAGAATTATAAAGGAAAAATCTTTCCCTCTCTTAAACGCCTCTATCTAGAACACGGTGATCCTAAAGAATACAGCTTTGCTCGTAAGTATCTTTACGATTGGAATCACTGGCAACGCCTATGTAAGAACAGTGTGATTAAAAAACACATTGAAGAATGGCGTAATGAACTGGAACTCTCCCTCGTTAGCGAGGGGGTTTCAGCCCTTATTGATTTAGCCCTTAACGAAAAAAGCTATCAAGCTGCAAAGTATTTGGCTGATAGGGGTTGGGATAGAGGAGACAGAGGTAGGCCCTCCAAAGATGAAATTGATGGAGAGCTTAAGCGTATGGCAGAAGCAGAGAAAGAGTTCTCTGACGATTTTAAATTGTTGCAATTTCATAAAGAGAACTGATAATGGAGCCTTGGCTTAGAGAAGCTTTACAAAAAGTAGAAGGTATGCCTGCTCAGGCCAAGGCCGTTAGGGAAGCTGCGGAGAAGGATTTAGTCTTCTTCGCCAAGCTTGTCAATCCGGGCTACATGTACGGCACCATTCACGAAGAGTTTTATCGTTGGATGATGGAATACCATTTGTATGGTCGTGGAGAAGGATTTACTGAGAACAAGCTTGCCATGCTTCCTCGTGCTCATTTGAAGAGTCATATGGTAGCTACGTGGTGTGCTTGGATGATTGTTCGTCATCCAGAGATTACTATTCTCTACACCTCTGCTACAGCAGAACTTGCCATTAGTCAGCTTTATGATATTAAGAACATTCTAGTTAGTAATATTTTCCAGAAGTATTGGCCAGAGTATATTAATCCAGACGAAGGGAAAAGAGAAAAATGGTCGCAAAGTAAGATTATTATTGACCATCCAAAACGCAAAAGGGAGGGCATTAGAGATGCCACTATTGCATGTGCTGGACTTACTACAAACACAACTGGTTGGCATGCTGATATTATTTGTGCTGATGACTTGGTTGTCCCTGAAAATGCCTACACGGAAGATGGTAGAGACAGTGTAGCTAAGAAGTCTTCTCAGTTCACCTCTATTCGTAACACTGGTGGTTTCACCATGGCCTGTGGTACTCGTTACCACCCCGCTGATGTGTACGGTATTTGGAAAGATTCTACATATGAAACTTATGATAAAGATGGTAATTACACAGGTAAGATGCCCATCTGGAATGTAAAAGAATACGCTGTGGAATACGAAGGAATATTTACTTGGCCTCGTAGAGTCAGACCTGATGGTAAAGCCTTTGGGTTTGATTTACGCAGCCTTGCTCGTATCGAAGCTGAGTACACAGACAAGATTCAGTTCTATGCTCAGTATTATAATAATCCTAACGATCCGGGTTCTGCCAAGCTTTCTAGAGATAGGTTTCAATATTTCAATCCCCGCTTCTTAAAGAAAGACGGAGGCTCTTGGTATTACAACAACAGGAGGCTCAATATTTATGCAGCAGTTGACTTTGCTTACTCTTTATCTGCTCGTGCTGACTACACAGCTATTGTTGTTATTGGTATTGACTCTGAAGACAACATTTATGTTGTGGATATCGACAGGTTTAAAAGTGTTAAAACATTGGACTACTTTGAGCATATCCGTGATTTACATGCTAAGTGGGAGTTTAAAAAACTTCAAGCAGAGATTACCGCCGCTCAAAAGACAATTGTTGAAAGTATTAAAGACTTTGTTCGTAAGGATGGACTAAGGCTTAAAGTTGAAGAGTTTAGACCTTCTCGTCAAGAAGGCAGTAAACAAGAGCGTATCAGTGCTGTGTTAGACCACAGGTACGCTAATTTAGAAATGTGGCATACTGAAGGGGGTTGGACCCCTGTTTTGGAAGAAGAGCTTATGCTTGCTCGTCCTCCACACGATGATATTAAAGACGCTTTAGCTTCTGCTGTAAGTATCGCCGTCCGACCTTCCGCTTCGGTTTCGGATAGAATGAAAGATTTCCTATCTCCAAGAATGAGTGTGAGTAGGTTCGGAGGAATTGCAACTTGAGAAATTCTGATAAAATAATTGAACTCAGGGGTATGCTTAACGCAGATGATCCTTCAGTTTGGATTAGTAACCTGTGGAATACTTATAATAGCCAACGTTCAGGTAAGATTAATGAATGGATGGAAGTAGACAAATACATTTTTGCTACTGATACAACCACCACAGCTAATCGTAGTTTACCGTGGACACACAAAACTACTATTCCCAAACTTACACAAATTAGAGATAACCTACATTCTAATTATCTGTCTTCGTTATTTCCTAATGATAAGTGGCTTACTTGGGTGGCATTTAGTAAAGATGCTGCAAAGAAAAGCAAAGCTGTAACCCTTACAAGCTATATGGAAAATAAGACACGAGAAGGTGGATTTAGAGAAACTATCAGCAGGCTTCTGTACGACTACATTGACAAAGGCGTAACTTTTGCTATGCCGTCTTTTGAGACTCGTTACAAGACAACTCTTACAGAAAAGACTGCTGATTTCGTAGGCCCTAAAGCTGTACGTATCAGCCCCTTTGATATTGTGTTTAACCCCCTTGCAGCCAGTTTTGAAAACACTCCTAAGATCATACGCTCTTATGTGACTCTAGGAGAGCTTAGGAAGGCCGCCACGACCCATCCAGACCAAGCGTACTGGGGTGATGTACTCCAACGTAGAGAGGCCCTGTGCGGGGCTGCTATGAGCCATACAGCGGACAACTGGGAAAAGGCTTCCCAATATCAGGTTGATGGTTTTGGTAGCTTACAGGAATATTATAAAACTGATGTTGTAGAGCTTCTGGAATTTTATGGAGACTATCACGACAGTAAGACAGGTGAGCTTAAAGTTGGTCGTATGATTACTGTGGCTGATCGTTCTGTTGTTGTACGTGATGTAGAGATTCCTACTTATGGAGGTAGAGATGCTATCCGTATGTGTGGATGGAGACTACGCCCTGATAACCTTTGGGCTATGGGTCCGTTGGACAATCTTGTGGGTATGCAATATTTGATTGATCATTATAACAACATGGTTAGTAATGCTCTTGATCTTAAAGTTATGCCCCCTAAGAAAATCATTGGAGACGTAGAGAAGTTTGATTGGGCACCTAATGCTGAAATCCATCTTGATGAGAACGGAGACGTTCAAGAGATGGCTCAACAGTTTGGTGATGTATATGCTGTTCTAGAATATATTCAACAACTAGAAGCTCGTATGGAATTGTATGCTGGTGCTCCTCGTGAAGCTATGGGTGTTCGTACTCCCGGAGAGAAGACAGCTTTTGAAGTTCAATCTTTAGAGAACGCTGCTGGACGAATTTTCCAAGAAAAGATTACACAATTTGAAATCTTCATGGAACAAGTTCTGAACGATATGTTAGAAGAAGCTCATAGGAATTTCCCTATTAGCGATGTTATTCGTATTGTCGATAATGATCTTGGTGTACAAGAGTTTAGAGAAGTTACGAAAGAAGACATCACTGCTAATGGTATTCTTCGTCCTGTAGGTGCCAGACATTTTGCACAGAAAGCACAAGAGCTTCAAAATCTTATTGGTGTGTTTAACTCCCCTCTTGGTGCTATGCTTGGTCCCCACACCTCTGGTGTTGGTCTTATGGAGTTTATTGGAGATGTTACTGACCTTCGTGGTTATACAATCTTCAAGAAAAACGTAGCCATTGCTGAACAACAAGAAACTCAAGCCATTGCTGCACAAGCTCAGGAAGAGAATATTATGTCTCAGAATATTTCCCCAGAACAAATTGCTATGCAGCAACCTTCACAACAAGGAATGCCTAAATGAAAACTAGGCTCCTTGTTGGGTTAGATGAAAACGAAGCTGAAGAAGTGAAGAGGGAATACCTTTCTACTTCTAGGCTACGAAAGAGGATCAGTGACCTTCTTCAAAAAGATATTGACGGAATTCACGCTTCTATGAGGAACGAACCAGATTATGCTTTAGGTTCTTGGCCTTATTTTCAAGCAGAGAAAATTGGCGAAGTTAAAGCTCTTTTAAAAATAATTTCATTATTTGAGTAGACAATGTGACAAAACTACCTTTTTTTCGGTATATGTATATGACATATAGGGAATATACTAAGAAAGCTTAGTTAAGCGCTTAGTAATTAACATATAGTATATATT